CGATCTGTACAAGAACTATTCTGTTACTAACACAACAGGTGTTACACAAACAGGAATATCAAAACAGCAACTAGATGTTAGTGTATCTGGTGTTGCAAGTACTTTCGCAGTTCAAGCGATCGATATCTCGCAAGATCCAGAAAACTCTGACACTTCTACGAGCAATGCGAACATTCTTGTTAGAATCAACAATCACTTCTACAGAAGTGGTACAGGTATAGCATAAGGAGATAAAACATGGCAATATCACGATCACAACTAGTTAAAGAACTAGAGCCAGGTTTGAATGCTTTATTCGGCCTGGAATACAACAGATACGAAAATCAGCATGCTGAAATTTTCGTAACTGAAACATCTGACAGAGCTTTTGAAGAAGAAGTAATGTTAAGCGGTTTCGCTTCTGCACCAACTAAACAAGAAGGTGCTGGAGTAGTGTTTGATACAGCAGGTGAAACTTTCACAGCTAGATACAACCACGAAACAATCGCTTTAGCGTTCTCGATCACTGAAGAAGCAATCGAAGACAACCTATATGACAGATTAGCTGCAAGATACACAAGAGCTCTTGCAAGATCTATGTCAAATACGAAGCAAGTTAAAGCTGCTAACGTACTTAACCAAGCACAGTTTACTTCTGTGACTGGTGGAGACGGGGTATCGTTAATTTCTAACGCTCACCCATTAGCAACAGGTGGTACATTCTCGAATGTACTAGCTACTGCTGCAGATCTTAACGAAACTTCACTAGAGCAGTCGTTAATCGACATCGCTGGATTCGTAGACGAAAGAGGTCTAAGAATCGCTACTCAAGGTAGAAAAATGATAATTCCAAAAGAATTACAATTTACTGCTGAGAGACTGATGAAAACTCCTCAAAGAGTTGGAACAGCTGATAACGATATCAACGCAATCGCTTCAATGGGAATGGTACCAGAAGGGTATTCAGTTAATAATTTCTTAACTGATACTGATTCTTTCTTCCTAATGACTGATGTGCCTAATGGAATGAAACATTTCGTTAGATCACCAATCAAAACTGCGATTGAAGGTGACTTCGATACTGGTAACGTAAGATTTAAAGCTAGAGAAAGATACTCTTTTGGATTCTCAGATCCTAGAGCAATCTTTGGTAACGGAAACTTACCAACTAGTTAATAAATTTTAATACAATTAGTATTATTTAAAGGGGGCTTTCGAGCCCCCTTTTTTTTATGTATAATAAAAATACCTAGAAAAATAATTATTATGTAGACTGACTAGGCAGACGGTATAGAGACTACATAACGAACGCTATACAAAGGAGAATATTATGGCAAATACTACATTTATCTCAAATGTTAGATCTAATGGTGGAGATAACGCAAGAGATACATACGCAGGTTCAGTTTGCTTACAGGCTCAATTTTATTTTGATCCTACTGCTGCTGCAGGAACTGATGTACAAGTATCATCAACTGATACAAGAGAAGTTGTTCTTCCATTAAATGCAGTTATCACAGGTATTACTTTTAATGGTGATGCAACTGGTGGAACTGACCCGACTATTGATATGGGTTATACTGATTATGATGGTGGAACTAATTTTGTAGATGTTGATGGTTTATTAAATGAAGCAGATGCAGACGCAGGTGCTGTTGTAACTGTTTGGGGAGGAGACTCTACAGCAGGTGCAGCTCTTGGGGATGTTGATCTTCCAGCAACTGAAAGAATTAAAATTGTTGGTGGACAAGGTGCTTCAGCAGCAACAGGTGGAACAATTACTGGAATCATTCACTACTATGTGAAAGATGACGGTAGTATATCTAACTAATAATAAACTAGTGGCTCCTTCGGGAGCCACGAACTAGGAGATTTATGTTTAAAGGCGATATACAAGCTACAAGATCAACTGCAGGTAACACAGGTACTGCAGTAATTTCACAACCAGTTAGATTAAAAGGAATTATTGTTTCTAGCGATGGTGTTGGTGCAGGAGTGTTAGAATTAACAACAACTTCAAATACTGGAGATACTTTATTTATAGCAGATGTACCTTCTGGAGATTTAGTTAATTTTTCTTTTCCAGATGATGGTATTTTATTTCCTAAAGGAATTTTTGTTAAAACAAAAACAAATATTACAGCTTATACATTATTAACAGATAAATACTCTGGTCCTAATTTAACAGGGAGTAATGGATAATGGGTGGTTCAAGTTTTTCATCAGACCAGTCGGTCGCTCACGCAACAGCTACAGCTCAAATGGTAGCCGTTGGTGGTACAGGTAAAACAAATAGAACTAGATTAACTTCTATTCAAGGAAAAGGCGCTACAGATGCATCTATTATATTTAGATCGGGTGGAGCAACAGGAGATGTGATTGCAACATACTTATTTGATACTGAAGGATTAGATATGTATTTACCCGGTAATGGAATTTTATTTGAAGATGGTATTCATGCAACTATAGCTAATACTGCAGGTGTAACTATTACATTTACATAAGATGGATTTAGATTATTACGCAGATATAATCGAATTAAAGAAAGGTGGCATGCCACCTAGAAACAAAAAGAATTTTAGATCTACTAAAAGTGGAGCTGGAATGACTGCAGCAGGAGTTGCAGCTTATAGAAGAAAAAATCCAGGAAGTAAATTATCTACTGCAGTAACAGAAGATAATCCAGGAAAGAAAAGAGCAGCTAGAAGAAAATCATACTGTGCAAGAAGTGCAGGTCAAATGAAAAAATTTCCTAAAGCTGCAAAGGATCCTAATTCAAGATTAAGACAAGCAAGACGTAGATGGAAATGTTAAATGGCATATTTAAATGCGGACATTCCTCCTATATACTGTAAGGTAAGAAAGGAGTATTTATATGATCTTAAAAAACATCAAGGAGAGTCTGTCGACTGTTGTATCTTTAGTGTGGTCTCTATTACAGATCGTGCACTCTTATTTAATATTATGCTACCGAACGGTGCGTGTTTTTGGCGACTGCCTATATCAGCGTTTTTTCAAGAAAAATTCGATAGAGCCGAAGTGCCTGATATGCCAATCGACCAACTTCAATTGTGGAATTGTTTTAGTTATTATCCTAGTGTTCATTGCTTTAGTTTCCTAAGAGGTAAACGAGGTAAATATTATGGAAAAGATAAAAAAAATTATCCATTCGAATATTTATTTACAATTGATTGGGGTCATCCAGAAAGTAATATCTTGGATACAGAACATTCTGAAATTCCTGCTGAACATAAGTGCGCACATATATTGGCTCTTGATGACGGTAATTATGCAGCTCAGCCTAATAATCGTATTTTGTGGGATGCTCCTAACTACACTGTTGGTGATGGTGTTCCAGACTATTCGGTGCAAACTACAAAATGGAATGTTGAAAATAAAGATTGGCTTACAGAAGATAGTAACAAAATGTTTTATGAAATAGATAAAAATGATTGATAAATTTATATATAATTTTTTTGGCGCACTAGACAAAGCAACAGGATGGATTGATAATATATTCTTTAACAAAAAAAAGAAAAAGAAATAATTATGGAGTATCAAAGGATGAACTATTATTTTACAGGTGCTTTAATTGTAGCTTTTGTGTTAATAGCCTTTTTTTTACAACCTGGATATTTACCTAAATGAGTAACAAACCACTAGACATAGGAGAAGAAGCAAGGGTGCAGATGCCGATGAAGACGGTTGCTAGCCTGATAGTGCTCGTAGCAATGGGTGTACTTGGCTATACGGAACTGACTTCGAGATTAGTATCGTTAGAGACTTCACGTGAGCTTTTCGAAAATGATTTATTAAAAAAAAGTGAACAAGTGCCCGTGGACCAAGAGCAACATTTTTTACTCGAAGATCTTTATAAAAGTGTAGAGAAGATGGAGGAGACTCAAGAGATGAATATGACTAACAAAGTAAATATAGAATTTTTAAGAGAACAATTAAAAAAAGCATTAACTGATATTGAAGAGTTAAAAGATAAGGTAAGGCAAAATGGAAACGGTCATTAGCACAGTAGTTGCACTTTGTATGTTTG